CTAATACTCCTGGTGATGCGACCGTCACTACTTCGAAGCTTGCAACTGGGCTTACTGTTAATTTAGCTGATGGTTCAGCTGCTACTTCGTCCCTTCAGCTAGGCGGTACTGATAGTGGTCTGTTCAGTAGTGCAGCAGATAAGGTAAACGTTACTACTGGCGGTGTTGAGCGTTTAGAGATTGGTAGTTCTGAAGTTGTATTTAACGACGGCAGTAATGATGTTGACTTCCGCGTTGAGTCAAATGGCAACGCACACATGCTGTTTGTCGATGGTGGAAATGATGCGGTTGGAATTGGCACAAGCTCTGCCACATCGCTTGGATCTGGATTTACAGAAGTAATGATTTCAGGAAATACTGAAGGTGCTGGATTGCAATTGCAAGACACTGATGGAAACGTAAAAGCTGGAATCTTTACTTCAGACAACAGTAATACTGCCACACTCAGAACAATTACTAATCATCCATTAACATTTAGGACAAACAACACCGAGCGAGCACGCCTCGACACAAGTGGCAGGCTGTTGGTTGGGACGACTAGTAGCACTAAAAACATTCAAGATAACGATAAACAGGCAATCGTTCTTCAAGGAAATGCCAATAATGGTGGCCTTAGTGTTACTACGTATAATGGCACAAGTTTTAGTGACTCAACAGGACCGCGCCTAAATTTTCAACGCTCACGAGGCACAACAGACGGCACAATGACCGTTGTAACGCCTGGTGACCTGTTAGGAGAAGTTGAATTTCGTGGCGCTGATGGAACGAACTTTATTAGTGCTGCGACAATTAATGCTTTTTCAGACGGCACCCCTGGCAGCAATGACATGCCGGGAAGGCTCGTATTTTCCACCTCCTCGGATGGTGCGTCGAGCCCTACGGAAAGAATGAGAATAAATGCAGGCGGCAACGTCGGAATTGGTACAACAGAATGTGACGTAGCCCTTCATGTTGCTGCTACAGCAGGTGGTGATGTTGCAACAGTTGCTGAGTTTGAAAACCTTGGTACAGGCAACAACTCTGCAGTTAGATTGTTACTTAGATCTCAAGCAGGAAGCACTAATACTGACGCATATATTCAAAATACAGGATCCTCTGGGGGCAACTCAAACCTTTTATTTGCGACTGAAGGCTCTGGCTCGCTAAGCGAGCGGATGAGAATCGATTCAGGTGGCAGGCTGTTGGTGGGGACATCATCTGCAATTAATTCAACCAGTTATGGAAAAATCCAGACTGCCGACCCTACTGGCGCAGAAATCTACTTAGGTAGAAACGACACCACTGTTGTAGCTGGAGACGCTGTTGGAGCTATAAGATTTTACAGCAATGATAATAATGGCGTTTATCAAGAAAACGCTTCAATTATTGCAGCGGCTGATGGAACTCAGGCAGTTAACAATAAACCAGGCCGTTTAATTTTCTCTACAACAGCCGACGACGCATCAAGCTCTACCGAGCGGATGAGGATTACATCTGGTGGAAATGTCGGGATTGGTGATACTAGCCCTGGCGGAAGACTAGACATTGGGTTTAACTCTTCTAGCGTAGTCGGGCTTGTCCTTTCAAATGCTGGCACTGGAACAAGCGCACGTTTTTATTCAGGTTCAAGCATCGTTGGCAGCATCACTGTTTCAGGTTCTGCTACCGCCTTTAATACATCTTCTGACTACCGCCTAAAAGAAAACGTTGTTGACATTGCTGATGGAATTACTCGCGTCAAACAGTTATCACCGAAGCGGTTTAATTTTATAATCAACGCTGATAAAACAGTTGATGGCTTCCTTGCACACGAAGCCCAGGCTGTCGTGCCAGAAGCTGTAACAGGTGAGAAGGATGGCGAAGAAATGCAAGGCATTGATCAAGCCAAACTTGTTCCACTGCTAACAGCAGCACTGCAAGAAGCGATTGCAAAGATCGAAACCCTAGAAACCGAAGTTGCAGCTCTTAAGGCTGGATAGTAAACCGCCCCATGGCAACGTGGGGCGCTCAAGTTACACTTGGGTTTGAGTAGTATCTACCAAAAGTTGACAAAAAAGTTTTGATTTATAATTTGTAAAGGCATTTTAATCACATGGCTATTACCACTACTTGGTCCATCAACACTCTTGATAGAGAGGTTTCAGATGGGTATGTTTATAACGTTCACTATTCTGTAAGTGCTGTCAGTGACACCTTAGATTCTGAAGGTCAACCTTATTCTCAAGGTGCTTACGGTAGCGTCGGCGTCGAGCGCCCCGAAGGTGAACTTATCGCTTATGCCTCTTTGAATGAGGAAACGATTATTGGTTGGGTGCAGACCGCTATCGGGGGCGCCGATAAAGTTACTGACATTGAAAACGCGCTTGAAGCCGCACTCACAGAAAAAATTTCTCCAACAAAACTTAGCGGTGTACCTTGGTGACTTTAGTTTTTAGGCTGGCAATCACAGTGCTTGCACTTTTTCCTAATCTGCTGATCGGTTACGTCTACTTAAATAAAGACGCGATCATCAAAGAGCAAAAAGATGCGTTGATGAAGAGCATCGGTGGCCAGCTAACAAGCCAACTTAGTGTGCAGACAAAAAACCTGACCGGCAACATGGACTCCATGTTTTCCGATAAAATAAAACCGGAGATGACTTCTCAGCATCAAAGTCAGCTGAAAGTTTTTCCTAAACAGACTGGACCAGCTATCCCAATGAGGTGATGCCTGAGATACCTGACATAGGTATCAATAAAATCAGCACCGTTCAGGTTCATTCTTGGACGGTGCTTCCTCCTGTCGTAAACACGATCGAGGTCCCTGTTACTGTCAATATTGGAACACCAATTGTTTTGATGCCAGGGTGTGTAGAGTCTCACCCTTTATCAAATAGATCTAATTCGATCCAAAAGGATGACCAGAACGGTGTCAAGACTTACTGCGACTCGAATGCACCCTCTTTTACTCCTCTTGACTACTCACCACAAGATTTAATTTATAGCGTAGAGACACCCGCGCCAGCTTATAAACCTCAGCCTCCAGAAGTTCCTGCGACTCCAGAGTTACCAACAAACCTACCCAAGCCAAATCCACCGAGCACACAGAGTACTCAAGAACCGCCTGCAGAGCCTGTTAAACCAGTTTCAGAAAGCGTGCCGACTCAGCCGGTGGAGGCAAAGGCAACCCTGATCGACTTCCTGCCTGCACCGCAGCAGGTAACCACGACAGCTTCGATCGCTATTGTTGCGACTTCAGCGGCCCTCCTAGCAAAGCCGCTTGCCGACTTGCTTCTAAAGCTGGTGAAGCCTGTTGTGAAGAAGACCCAGAAGAAACTGTTTGACGTACTTGGGAAGAAGACAAAGGTTGAGTCAGTCCGTGAGCGTGTCCTTGCTCAGCGGGATCGGAACCGTGCTCTTCTTGCTCTAAGACGGTCGTTAAAGAAATAGGGTGCACGTGCGGAGACACAGTTTCATTAGGCATTTTCACCACAATGTCCGCACATATTTTTGCAAACTGTGAGCCAGGACGAAACGTTATCCCTTGCTTAGCTAATACACCACAATTTTTGAGACGCGCAATTTCAAAATCAAGCCTTCGATTGGCCAAGGTTTGTTCTTGTATCGCAATCTGTGCATTTGCAGCTCGCTTACACCTTGATTGAAGACCTCCGTCGAGAGGTATAGAAAGCGTTGCAGAGAGACCCGCATTCCAGCTGAAATTATTTTTTTGGCCTGTCCTTACTGGCTTGTAATACAGAACTTTCCCAGGGTTGTCGAGCACCCCATCATCATTTAAATCACTGGTGTCATAGACAGGGTCGTTGTAATAGTCTTCGAAAGGCTGTTGAAATGAACCAGTCCGTGTCATAAACGGTGTGACATTAAGGGTTGGCCCTTGGCATTGAATACCAGCCCCATAAGTATTAGTGATATAAGGCCCTTGAAGTACCTGAATAGCCTGATTAGTTACGCTACCGCTGCTGTTAGCAATTGGGTTTGCAGTGGCGCTGACACCTCCGACATCAGCTGCCCATGAGGGCATCCCAAGCAAAGATGCTATCCCTATTGCGAGAAAATGGATGTACTTTCTGTGACGCTTCGTATCTCTGTAGATCTGTTTACAATCGTGTGATTTGCCAAACCAGGAGCCTGCAGCGTCTCGGTAAATTGAAATCCCTTGGTGTTGTCGATTATTGACCAGCTTGGCTTGTTTGCAGCATCCAGTGTTGTCCATGTGCTGGTAACGCCGTTAAGAGTATTGCTATTTCCAGAAGTTGTGGAGGGCGCAATACTGTTTCCTGTGTTCTTTATATTAGTGCCGGTCACGGAGTATTGGTAGCCCGTGTTGTAATCCATAGAATTTATGACCTCAGTAACAACAGAAGTTGTTTCTGTTTTTTGGGTCAAACTACCTTGCGTAAAGTTAGGGACAACAGGCACTGAGTATCCAGGCTGCATTAGCCCATGAAGCAGCCCTAGGGTGAAACCTAAAGCAATTCCCTCATACAAACGGTCCATCTATCGGACAGTAATTTCGCTTACGTGTTGTCCTGTAGCCGTTGTTCCAGCTCCACCTGCAGTCACAGAGACCGCACCTGCAGATGTGATAGTGCCAGCCAGGCTACCTGCTACCCCGGCTGACGTGCTCGTCACACTGGAGAAGTTTGGAATAGCTCCTACGGTTGGAGCAGAGCTTGGAACTGCATCACCGGCGATATAGGACTGACTAAAAGAGAACGCACTGCCCGGCGTATCTTGTGTGACAGAGATAGTCCCTGGCGCATAAACACCTTGAGTGATTGTTCCAGCTGAAATAGTATTTGCAGTTGTTCCATCAGTAGTATCTACACCATTGCCGCTAACAGAAAACGAGGAGCCGAGCCTCGTTGCATTTGTTGCAGCAGCATCAACAGTCAGTTGTACTGAGCTCTGCAGTTTATGGGTAATATCAGCGTAAGCAGGTGCTCCCGCAAAAGCGATAATAACAAGCAGCCTCCACATAAAAAAAACCAAATTTGTATATTGATCTTAGTAGGAGCACATTCAGTATAAAATGTTGAGATGAAAGACGATGACTCACAGTTCTCTTTTAAGGATCTTTTGACGACTCTTGTCCCTGCTGGTGTTCTTTCTTGGGCTCTTGCAATGTTGACTGCAAGCTACATGGGTTATGCAAAGATTGATGCAGCGTTCATTTCATCCTTGGTGACGTCAGTCTTGGCTGTATATGGAGTCTCTAGAAAAGATGATAAAGATACTAAAAAATCTGAAAAAAAGTTTACAATTGAGGCAAAGGATCAGACACCTCCAGCTAAATGATTTTAGGTCGGGCAGGTGCTTCTATTGACCTAACCTCGATCAGTAATACAGAGCTTCTAGAGGAGCCGAGATGTACTGAGGATTTGGCGCCAGATCAGTATGCCCTTGTCCTTAAGGACAGGCATCTAAAGAATTGTTTTATTCTTGATACTTCAGAAGGTTATACAAAAATAAAGACAGTTATCGGACCCTGGTGGATTAAAAATCAGGACTGGATCGACAGCAACATACCAACGTCAGTACCTCCGTATCTGGAGTCAGGAGGCTTCAGATTTTTGCCAGACACCCCTTACATACACCACCCGTACAACGGAGTGACTGATGCTGCAAAATCCTTATCCTGCACTTTAGGAGCGTGTCTCCTTCAACAAAAACTCTTTAATAATGACACTTATGAAGAGTATGTAAGTAGGGTTGACAACCATGGTGATTCTTCGAAAGCCACTACACACCTTGACGTCCTGCGCAAAATGGGTATTCCCATGAAGTTCGTTAGAGATTTAGATGAGAGCGACATTAAAGAGACGATCGATCGAGGCCTTAGCATTCCTGTAGGGCTTGTAATTAAAGGGACACCTGAGAGACCACGAGGATTTACGTATTGCATTCTGATCTACGGCTACAGCGACACTCACTGGTTGGCGCATGACTCAATTGGTCGAGCTGACATTCAGAGGGGTTTTTGGGTTTCTAATGAAGATGGCAGTGGTAAAGCGGTGACATATGACATTGAAGAATCTCGTAATCGTATTTTTTTTGGAGGCGGTTGCAGTGCCTTTGGATGGCTGAATTGCCGGAAAAATTAAGCTATACTTATTTCGAATCGTCCAAACAAGATGGAAGAGATTTTTTCAGACACAGAGAAGCAGCTCATCAAGCAGCAGGAAGAGCTTGCTGAATTCATCAAAACTGGTGAGGCTGAGTTGATGCGCAATAAAGAGCTTTACCTCAAAGTCACTGGAGCGCTTGAAGGTGTGGCTATTGTCCGTGGACGTATTGCTGCACTTGAAGAAACCCCTGCAGAAGATTTCGATCGTTAAGATGTTGAAAGACATTAACAAAAACCGATACAACGCGCTCTGTCTAGTGGCAGATCACATTTCACCGCCATCTCGTGAAATGCGGTTAGATGCGATCATCAGAGACGTCCCTGACGAAGATTTGCGCTGGGTGCTGGATAGATTGCACTACTTCCTGCTTAAAATTATTGAAGATTCAGATTATGATCCTGCAGAGGATATTGAAAATTTAAATTTAATTGGACTAATTGATTAATGGGAACATAGCAAAAGTACAAGTGTGTGCAGCATAAAGTTTTGACAAGGTTGGAATGCTGAACGTGTTTCATTGCGAGCAAGATCTTTTAGCCAATCTCATTGTCTTAACCCCAAAACTTGCAAGGCGCAAATTTAAACTTTATATTTTTGCTTCTTGGGATTGGGCTTGTGCCTACTGCGGTAAGCATCTAACTCAAGACACTGCAACCATCGATCACATCCTGTCAAAACACAAGGGTGGTCACAACATTAGATCAAATATGTGTTGTTGCTGCTCGTCGTGTAATAGATCTAAAGGCTCCATGTTACTGGACGAGTGGTACACTGAAAATAATATTCATTTTACTGAAGAGAGATCAGTTAAAATCAAGGAGTGGTTAGAGCAAAAACCAAACTCTATAAAGCTACCAAGCACGGATTCCCTTCAAACATATATTGATAATGATTTCTCCATCAGCTGGATATCAGTCTGAAGAACAGTTTCTCGCAGACTTTCTTGAGCGCATGAAAGAGAAGCGGGTTCCTGGCCCTGGAGACACCGCGCTGAGGGGAGAAGTGCGCAACGATATTATCGGTAAGGTCGAGAGAGGCGTTCTGAAGGTCTGATATGGCTGATAGAGCAAAAGCAAAGAGGCTTGCTAAGGAGCAAATGAAATGCAACAAGCCGAAGCGGACTCCCGACCACGAGACCAAGTCCCATGTGGTCAAAGCCTGCAAGGAAGGTGAGGAGAAGATTATTCGTTTCGGTCAACAAGGCGTAAAAGGTGCTGGTAAAAACCCTAAAACAGCTAAAGAGAAGGCGCGTAAGGCTTCTTACTACGCCAGGCATGATGCGCAGGATTCGAGTCCTGACAAGATGTCAGCGCGTTATTGGAGCCACAAGGTTAAATGGTGATCTGACATGAAAGACAAAGTCGAAAAGGTAATGTCTGAGTTCAAAGCAGGCGAACTTAAGTCGAGTAGTGGTAAAAAAGTGACAAGTCGCAAGCAGGCTTTGGCTATCGCACTAGCCATGAAACAGAAGGGACGATCAAATTAAGGACCAGCTGCGCCACCATTTAGTGATCACGTACTTATCTCCTTGTTTTGGTGGAAAGGCTTCATGCATTGTTTTAAAGTTTGGAACCCCATTTTTGTAAAGATTATTCCACGCAAGAAGCAGACCTCGTTTAGGTTTGACTGTAAGTTTCAAGTGCTTAAACCACGTCTCACCGCCCTCTTCAACATCATTTAGATATATCATTGTTGTCCAAGTCCTTTGCCCCATCCATTCGCAGTAAATCTTATATTCTTTGGTCAAAGGATCGAAGAAATCCCAATGTTCTTTAAAGTATTGTCCTGGCCTGTACTTTTGAGCTTGCATAACCTCACCGAGAAATGGCTCTAATCCCATAAACTCACTAATTTTTTTATCTAGGTGTAAGTAAAAATCGTTATCAAAGTAGTGTAGGTCAGCGGTCGTGCTTGTTCGGTAAGAGCTGACACGGTTGCTGTCTGTCTCATCGGACACTGTGGAAGGCCTAAGGTTTTGGTTCATAAGATCAATCAAATCATCGCATTCGGTTTCACTTAAAAAATTTTCCTGTTTATAAATTTGTGTAAAAGGATAATTTATTTTTTCTGCTTTCTTAGTTACCGGACAGTCGTAAAAATCTTTGTGCCTAATGCTTTTGGGCTTGGTCTTTAATGAACAGTGTGTGAGTGCTTCGTTTATATATTCTTCGGTACAGCCATATTTTTCTGTAAGTGTTCTCAGCAGTTGTGTCTTGCTGACACCACCAATAGCTCCAGTGAGTAGTTCACGTTGAAACTCAATATCGTCCATTGTCTCGGAGAACCCTTCGTACAATATAGATGGTAATTGAGCTTGAATCTATGGGGCTTTGCGTCATAACGTTCACCGTGTTATTCGCAGGTGCCTATTGGACGGCTCGAAATACCCTCAAGAAATGCAGCTCACGTCATGAAGTCCAGATCAGCCGAACGCTTTCTACAAGAGTACGTAAAGGACGCTGGATTAGGTCTTGAGGCGTCTGATGTCGACCCTGGTCGCCTGATCCCAGAAGAAATGAGGGATTTACGTGAAAAGGCAGTCATGAACGTCACGCCTGATCTACTTGTCAGTTAATTCAGCGCTGGTAAGATAGATCCAAGGTAGGTAATTACCATGGATGCATTAGAGCTTCCCGTGGACGTTGAATTTCAAATCCACGCAGCATCTCTGGCCATTCAAGGCCTGGATCGAGATGAGTTAGAGGAAGCGTTCATCGAAATGCTTCATCAAAAAGCTCTTGACCGTCAGATGTTCCTAGGCATTCTGAAAGACCACGGTATCGATGCCGATATCAAGTTCAACTTCTCCACTATTGGACAAATCTCTTAATAGCCATGGCTGATCGTATTGTTACGGGTACTCTTGACACATTTTCAGTTGACTCTGGAAGTGACGTCACTTACAAAGGTGCAGGTGTTGGTAACGATACCGGCCTAAGTCAACGTGCTTTTTTAGTCAACCCAAGCACCACAGGCGACATCACTGTTTCTTTAGACCGTTCTGCTGGTGTCATTTCCATGGAGATCTTCCAGGATGATGACCACTCGGCTGGTTCAGCACCAACCGGATATAAGAAGGCTTTTAATGTTGCACAGGCTGGGAAAGGCAAAGGCGC